TCATTTACATTACCTAATACTAAAATAAAATCTATGACATCAGAACTTGTTAATGCACTAGCAAAAGTAAGTGTTGAACCAGATACAGTAAATGAAGATACAGGTGCTTGTATTGTACCATTGAGAGATACGATCATATGATTAGCACTCTGAGGTTCAAAGTTCACAGAATTTTTTTGCATAGTATAACTTGCCGTTGCACTCGTACTGATTGAGTCTAGTAGAGTAAACGAACCTGATGTTGGGGAAGAGCCTATATATGCCATTATGGTTTACTCCAAACTGTGTGAGTTAACTCGCCATTATCATCTCTAGCAAGTAGTTCATCATATTTATCTGCTGAATAATCTTGTGGTATATCTCTCATAGATTTTCTAAATGCTTTCATTTCATCAGTTAAAACATTATCTGACATAGCAAGATAATCTGTTTCAGAAAGTTTTTCGTTTCTTAACTGTCTTATATCTTCTAATTTTTCTGATGCGTTACGTTTGCCATTATTATAAGCTGTGATTTCTTCATCAGTCATATCTCTTTCGCCACCAATATTATTAAAAATTTTGTAAGCCATTTTAACTATCCACTATTCCATAAACTTTTATTCTTGCTTGTGCTGTATTATCGTCAGCAGTTCCACCATTACCAAAAAATTGAAATCCAGCTATTGCCGCACCTGTATTTTTATATGTTAGTCCACCAATACCTGTTCTTAAAACTGCTGAGTCTTGTGGGTAAACATGATGCACATTTGCCACAACTCTATCGCCACTGTCTGGTTCATGAACATACATATATCCTGTTAAACCACCTCTTGATGTATCGTTATTTACACCATGCGTAAATGTTACTTTTGTGTCCCCTGTGTGGTCTCTAAAGGTTGCACTATTAGAACTATCAAAACCATTTATTGAAAATTCATATTCTGATGCGTCTAATGTAGCACTACTACTATTTCTAAATTGAAAAGCATAATTATTTCCATTTGTAACAGGGATTAATCTATATGTTATTAAATAATTTGAATATGTACTTGTAAAAACATTATCTACTTGAATATAGGTAGTTGAACTTGAAACATTTGCACCACCAACATAAACTAATCCTCCGCCACCTTTAATGTAAGAGTAATCCATTCTTTTAAGTGTTCCAGCATCACTAATTAAAAACTCGTCTGTGTCTGCTGGTTCTGCACCTAAAGCACTCAACCCTGTTATTACAGTTGGGTCTAAATGCTCTTCTGAAATAGAATTGTCAGCTATTTTATCAGCATTGATAATATCATTTGTAATATCACTTGCTGTTAAAGGAACTGAAGCTGGTTGTACTCCTATAAATCCCATATTATGTAATCTCTAATATACTTAATGTTGCATCAATTTTGGCTGCAACAGAACAATCAATTTGCAAAACGTCAGTTGCTTGCATAACTATTTTACCACCTGTTAAAACTTCAAGAGTTGAATTTGCTGGAACTGTAACTGTGCTTACTAATTTTACATTCTCATTTGTTTCTGTGTCTGAAGTATCAGATTGCATATTTACTGAAGCTGTTACTGATGCTGTGTGAACATTACATAATAACAAACCAACAATAATTGTTTGAGTAGAACTTGGGCAAGTATAAATAGTAAGAGGTGTTCCAGCACTTGCTGGCATAGCCGCATTTGTTTTAACTTTAAAGGTGTTAGCCATCTATCTCTCCTATCCTAATGCGATTGCTAGTGCCGCCGCTTGAGGGTCAGTTTCAGAAATTGTTCCTGTTACTGACATAACACTTGTTATAGCATTACTAGAAATATTGATTTGAAACAACTCAATATTATCTGAACCATCATTTATTTTTACTTTAAGAACTCCACTTGTTCCGTTGTCAACCCACATAGTCCCTGTAGTAACTGAAGCTGGTGCTGAACTTCCTATGTGCATAGAGTTCATAGCGCCAAGAATATTATTTAATTCGGTTCTAAATGCCGAAAATCCTTGATTTGCTAGACTTACATCAGATACTTGACTCATTAATTATCTCTTAAATTATTATGAAGAACTTTGCAACCCATAACCTTTTGCTATGTAATCAAAAGTTCTATCTACTGCTGAACCACTTGAATTAACAAAAGCGATTGTAAAACCACTTACAGTTTTTGAACTAATTGTAAAAACATCTCCTGTAGACATATTCTGAGCCGCAATACCTATAGATGGGACAGCAAAAAATGGATTTGTGTATGTTATAGTTTTAGAACCTGAGCTTGTTGCTAAATTACTTTCAGCAAAAATTCTTTCTTCCATATTTAATTTAATAGCAATATTTTTTACATTACTTGATGTTTGATTATCATCATTTGTTAATTTTAATCTAAACTTTGCAAACTTGAACTTAAATGTAGCTGATTGAGTTATGTCAACAAAATTAGTACACCCAGCAAGGGAAGTAGTTGAAGTAGCTATTTGGACTCTATGAAATGCGTGTATTTGTTCTGTGCCATCAAAAGGTGCTTTAGCTTCATCAAATAATAATGCACCTCGTCCACTATCAAACTTATCATAAGGATTTTCTGCATCTAAAGTTATTGTAGGCTCAATATTGCCATCATAAATCTGTGCAAGTGATAATGAATTACCAAAATTATAAAAACCTTTTGCATCTCTATTAGTATTAGAAAAAGTAGGATTTGAAGTTGTATCAGTTCCACCTAAATCAAAATCTCCTGAGGGACTATCAAAGTTTCCTGTCGTATCATCAAAATTTGTTTGGGTATCTAAAGTTAATATTACATCTCCACTATCATCAATCTTTACAGCTAAAGGAAAAGTTGCGTCCATTTGGTCTAACGCATCTACTATATCTGGTGTTTCAGTAAAACTTGATACAAGCTGATAAGCTTGAATACCTGATATGTTTGTTGATACAATACTAGCCTCTGCTGAAGTATTACTATTTTTATCTACTGCTTTTATTAAATAACTACCTGTTCTGGCTGGGACTATAGCACTATCGCATTTTCTTCTTGGACATCTAACTAAATTAGAAGAGTTTAGCCAATTTGCACCTGATAAAGTATTTTGGTATCTAATCTCATAAAAAGAAATATCTAAATCGCTTTCTTGACTTGGTGGTGTCCAAGTTAATTTCATATGATCTTGTCCATGCATTTCAACAGCAAAATCATCAACATTACTTGGTGCTTCAACTCCACCAACAATAACTCTGGTTGTAGATACAAAAGTTGATTTAGAACCTAAGGTGTTTACTGCTCTTACTCTTACTTGATACTCAGCCGCATCTATAACATTTAGATGTTGATATTCTAATATCTTCCCAACTGCTATCTCTCTAAATGAGTCAGTAATTGTATTTCCATTTTGATCTTTAGTTTGTTTTATTTGTACTTCATAGTTATCAACAAAGTTATCAGGGGAAGCACCAACTGTTATAATTAATCTAGTGATAACAATACCATCAGCATATTCTATTAGTTCATCATTTAATGTTACACTAGCTGGTGGCTGAACACTAAAAGGATTTGGAAGTGTTGTATCAGGTATAGTTGCCACTTCTTGTTGCGTTCCAAAAGTATAGTAAGAGTCTTGATGTTCTGTAAGTTGTAAAGAAACTGAACAATCAGGATTTATTGTTGTTGATAAAACTCTAAAAGGTTTTGCTGAGAAAGATGGTGTAGCATGAGTAATATTCACAATATCCCCAACTACTAACTCCATAGCATTTGCATCAGAAGTAAGAGAAACATCTAAACTTGATCTTGATCTTCTTAAAATTATCTCAGCCATTTCTTGAGCCTGATAAGGATTTGCAATACTTGGCATGTCAAATCTACCCTCTAATAAAATACCACCATCTGCAGTTTTCATTGTTGCATGTTGATCTGCTGAAGATAATCCTGTCTCATTTACAGGTGGAAATTGTGCCTCATCTACTTGATAGTTTTTATCAGGATTTATAAAAGTAACTATAACTCTATTATATCTTTCATTTTTGTTTTTACTTGAAACTCCTATCCCACCAATAATATTATCTTCAGTAAGTGTTATTGATGCACTTCCTGAACTTTCAACTGTAACTTGATATTTACCAGCATGATAATTTAAAAATGCTCTTGAGCCTGTTAAAAATTTATTAACATTGTCTATAACTTTTTGTGAAGTGTCTATAACTGCATGGCTATCAATCAAATCTATTTGAGATGAACCAGAAAAGGGTGTTATGTTGGTATCACAAATATCCCCAGCAGTTTGGAAATCTGCATAGTTGCTATCAAAGTATTCGTTAGCAATACCCATTCCATATCTATCATTTCTTAAATAATCTAATAGTTGATAAATTGGATTGTCTGAATATTCCCAAGTAGAACTTGTATCTTCTCTATGTGAACCTGAACCACCTGTTTTTGTTCCATCAAGATTTGGATTGTAAACTTTCTTACCTTTGACCAATGCGTTTACTGTAGGAATAGAACCAAATGCGTCTCCATTCCATTCAAATCTGATTGCTAAATAACTAACTCCTCTTAGTCTGTGATTAGAAGTCCATGATGTAAGTGTGTCTAATAAACTTGAAGCTGATTGTGAGTCAGAACCAAAATGAGGTTCTATTTTTATTAAACTTTCTGAGTCTCTAAAATAATTACTATCTGAACTAGCTACATCTCTTTGAACATTATCTGCAAGGTCTCCATCAAAGGTAACTTCATTATCATTAACAAATATTTTTGTAATATCATCTATTTCTCCCTCTCCTAGTATAAGAGCCATATATAAATATTGGTTATCTGTTCCTGAAGTTTCTAAGAAAGCTAAAGTTCCCCCTACTTTTCTTGTTCCATAAATTACAGGAATTTGACCATTTGCGGCTGTTTTGTTTAATAATACTCCTCTTGCTATGTTTTCTGCTGTAGTATCAATGTTAAATTCAGGTTCATCAGGTTTTCTTAACCAAGTTAATGCAGTAGAAACAATAGATACAAATGAGAGTATAGGACTTAGAAAAGGCACTACTGAAGCTACAATTTTTCCTATAGCTGAACCTGTTATTGCATTTACAATACTAGAAAAAAAACCCATTATTCTCTACCCCATCTAATATCTTGAACAGTTAATGCACTAAATTCAAAACCTTTATCTCCACTAAAAAATCTTTGTTGAGATGTATCGCTTGTTCTTCTACCTGATACTTTTTCAAAATTACCCCAATGTGAAGTAATACTTAATCCTATATTTGCTGAATTTGTATCATCTTCTATTGAGTATTGATCTATAAATCCATCAAACAATAAAAATGGGTCTGATATAATTGCATTACTACTATTTAAAAATGCTCTGTATAGTTGAACTGTTGCATTAATTATATTCTCATTCAAAGCAATAGAAATAAAACTTTGATCTACACCTGATAATGTAAGATTAAATGAGTTTTTTATAGGCTTTGAACCCTCTTGAGCATTACCAATGTTTAAAATATGACCTGATGAGATATAAGTTCTTGAAGTTCCTGATATACTTGAAGTTAAATTAAAACTACAATCAGTTAAATATTGTGGTGTAGAAAAGTTAAGATCAATTAAATGAACAGGTGCTATATTACCTGTAGCTAATTCAGTTTTTACAGAACTTGATAATCCTCTTGCCATTACAAACTCTCAATAACATCAAACTCATAATTAATTAAAATATTATTATCTTTATCTATTGTATTAGTTGGAAACTCTTGAACATCAGAATTTAGATGAACTGTAAAAGTTATATTATCATAATTAACTTGTTCATCATCAGCTAAAGCATCTCTAAGAGGTGGTTCTATAGTTAATGTTGATGCGTTAGAACTTGGTGTTACATCTTCAACTATCATATAAACTTTGCTGTGATTAAATTTTATTAAGTCCCCAGCTTTAAAAGAACCAGCAGTATCTCCAGCATGACCATCAACTGTTATTGTTGTATCTCCAGCAGTATGTGAACCATTAACTCGTACTGTTCCTGTTTCTGAACCCTGAGCATTAAAATAGCTTGGAAACGTAATTGTAAAATTTTCTTTTCCTGATCGTTGTTTTATTATGAAAGCCTGTATAGGTGCAAACTCAATTCTTGTTTTTAATGGATAGCTAAGAGTAAAAGTCCACCTTTGACCATCAATTTGCCTACGAAAAGTTTTGCCACTATCCGTTGTACTACGCAAAGTTCTTTGTTCACTTTGAAAATTGATAGCTTTGAAATCAACACTAGGTAATGCACCACTCATACTACTGCTTGTCTCCCTGTTTCATTAACAGCACTATTTATCAAACTAACAATAGTTCCTCTACTATTAGTTAATAATTCATTAAATCCTCTAGCATCAACTGTATTGATATTAAATGTAACAGCAACAGGACTACCACCCATTTTATTATTAGCAATTATATTTCCTGATTGATTTGGAACAAACATCTCAGGGCCTCTTTCTCCTACAATAAATGGTTTACCTTGAGATACAGGGCCACCTTTTTCTCTAAAGCTAGTTGATTTTATTTGAGCAACTAAAGCCATTCCTTTAACTAAATGTGATGCGGCTACTGCTGAAGCCATAAAAGGATTACCAGCATGAACAGAAAATGCGGTACTTGCACCTTTAAAGGCATTTATAGTTGCTTCAGCTATTTGAAATCTTTTAAATGCTTCAAAAGCGGTTCTATTTAAACCACTTACTGCTCTTAATGAGTCTTTTGTGTTTTGATGTATAGTATCTAAACCTAATTTATTAATTCTTACTTTTTCATCAGCCTCAGCTTGAGCAATAATTTTATTCATTTCCATTTTTCTTCTATTCATTTTTATTGACTCTTCTAAAGCCTTTTGCTCTGCTTCCATCAAAGATACAACTTTTAGTTCTTGAACTTCAATTGCATCTCCTAAATCTAATTTTTCTTTAATTAATCTTTTTGCTATTGCTATTTGTTGATGAATAAGGGCATTTTCATCTTTGTATGCTTGGACAACTGCATCATGTTGATCTATTCCTAAAATATCAATTGGGCCAACATCTTCTAATTCTAGTAATTTATCTTTATTTATTTCTAATTGTTTGTTCAAATCTTTAACTTTATCCATGAGTTCAAAAAATTCCATATCTTTAAACTCTTCATTAATTCCAATAGCCGCTAATTTTGCATCTTGAAATTTATCCGCTAAAAAAGCTATTGAGACTCCTAAAGCTGTTATTGCTCCAAGTTGAGGACTTAAAAGTGTAACTACTCCTAATAAAGCAACACCAAATAATTCTAAATTATTAGCCGCAGTTTTTCCAAACTTTACAATATTTTGTAATGCACCAGCTAAATTTTCTCCTATTAATTTTGCTGTTTCCGTAATTTGATCTTCGTTATCTTTTAAAAATTTATCAAGGTCTCCAAATTGTCTTTTTAATTCAGGAAAAAAACCAGCATCTAAAACATCTTTTTTAAATTTAAAAAATGAGTCCCCAATCATTGACAAAGTTCCGTCAAGAGTTTGTGCTAATTCATCAGTTGCTTGACCAAACTGTCCACCTTTTCCAAATACTCTTTCAAAAGCCTGTACTGTCTCTTCAATAGATACTGTTGCACCAGCTTTAAAACCAAGCATATTTCTAACACCTTTTTCTCTGAATAAATCAGCCGCACCAATACCAGCACTAAAAGATCGTTGTATTTGTTCAGCCGCAGTTCTAAAATCTAAACCTGTAGTTGCCGCTACATTACCTGTAATCTCCAACATTTTTTGAAGATCATCAGCATTATCCGTAACTGTAGCTAATATTCCAGAACCAGCTTGTATTTCTTCTAATGAAAATGGAACTTCAGATGCAAACTTTGTAAGATTTTTAAATGCTTTTGCACCCTCATTTGCATCTTTTAATAAAAATTTAAATCTTACTTGTAAATTTTCTAACTCTTTACCTGTATTAACAAGATTTCTAATAACTAATCCAGCACCTAATCCAACTAAAGCATTACGAACATTAAAAACTGATGATCTAACTCTGTCTAAACTTCCTCTAACTGATTTTAATGCTCTCTGAGATTTATCTCTAGCTATAATGTCAATATTTACTTTTTTAGTTGCCATTATCTTTTGTTCAACCTTTGTTGTTGTTCAGCCTTTTCTTGTTGAATTTGAAAATAAGCCAACCACATATTAAACTCTTGAACAGGCATTTGCAATATGTCTCTTACTGACATATGTAGCTTCTCTCCTAAAGCTAAAATATTATAAAGATCAGGGTCAGAATTTACTTTTTTTTAATGTCTGAAAATTCGTCTTGTGCAAGTATTTCTTGAGCAACTCTTGAAATCACATCAGTATCGGCTTTAATCATAAATTTAGGCTTATGAGATAAGTCAAACATTTTATCGCCATCTTTTGTTTCAGCCTTAGCTATGATTACTTCTACCAAAACATTCAAATCTGAATTATTAGCACCTTTAAATAATCGTGCTTTTTCTTTCATAGTAAAAGGCCTGACATAAATAGCTTTATCATCTTCAAGACCCCATTCAGGAACTTCTATTATTTTTATTTCAAGAGAATCAAAATGAGATTTGACTCCCTCAAAAAAATCTATTTTTTCTACCACAAATTAAACTGTAGCCTCAGAAACCCCACCTGTGAATTGAAAAGAGAGAGTTCTGCTAATAATTCCGTCCATAGTAACACCAACATCTCCACCAGTAACAATAGCTGTTCCTGTGAAATATTTGTCTCCACTATCTGCACCCTCTGGGTATAGTTCTAGTGTAGCACTTGTTCCTAAGTTTGCCGCTTCTTGAGCTGTATCAGTTTCGTCAAAATGACATTCAACTGTTGCAGTTGCGTCTCCTCTTAATGCTTTATAACTTTTCATTGAGTCTGTTAATGATGTATCTTCAACTGTGTCTTGAGTTTGGCTCAAAGTAAATGAAGTTACTTCTCCAACTGTGTTAGACCCAATTTTAACAACACCATTTAATCCTGTATGCGTTGCCATAATTTACTCCTCTATTATGTTTGTTTCCTCTTCTTCTAAATCATTTTTTGGAAGAGGTCTATCTTCTTTTTTATCTTTCTTAAAACCTTTTGCAAGATAATTGTCTAGTTGATTGTCAAATATCTCTAATTCATTCTCTCCATCAGGAAAGTATATTTTTATTCTTTTAGCCATTATGAAGTCCCCCTGACAAATTCATATAAACATCTTACTACAATTCTTACTCCACCATAAGGAAATAATACACCCTCATCAGAACTAGCTTCTACAATTTGGGTGCTAAGAGCATTACCATTTCTAGTTATGTCATTATCTAAGGTTTCCTCTACTACTTCTATAAGTTGATTGCGAAGAGTATCAATATTTGAGTCAGTTCCTTTTACAAAACCAACTACAAGAAAATCTATAGTCCCTTGTCTTTTACCCGAACCCACATCTCCTATAGAAAAAAAGTCTCTAGTTTCGTCCCCTGTTTGTATATATGCGGCTGGAAACTGAGCCTGAGATAATTCTTCAGGTTCAAATGGTTCTCTTTTTATAAGTTTAAACTCAATAGGACTAGATACTGCATCTAGCTTAGTAATTATATCTCCAGCTATACTTTCTCTTTTACTCATATTTTAATTGCCTTAAAGAATATATCTCTTATCTTATCTTCATCTCTTCGTCCAATAGCAAAAAAAGGTCTAGCTTCCATAAACCTTGTACCTGTATCATGGAAAAAAGCCTTTTTATTTTCTTCATTTCTTCTAAAAAACAAAGAGCCTTTTGATTTAGTTATTTTACTTGTTAATGATCTAAACATTCTACCTGAGTCTGTTAAATCTACAAAACCTACTTGTCTCCCTCTTTTACTCCTAGTTTTCTTTGTTGATTTTTTATAAGGTCTTAATCTACCACCATCAGGCAATTGACCCTTTTGTGTTTTATCTGTAACTTGTTTTATTCCAAAAGCTGAAGCTCTAGCTAAACCCATTTGTATTTCATTAGGAATTTTTTTTTCTAGTTTTTTTATAAAATTAGTTACTTCTATTGTATTAGCTGTAAACTTAATGTCTGCTACCATTATCTAACAAGTCTAAGAGTATGTATTGGTTCTTTTTCACTTGCTTGGATAGTTCCACTACTGTCCTCATCATATTCAACACCATCTCTTAATACTGCTTGAAACTCCTCGTTATATCTATTCTTGTAATAATCCATTTGTACTTGAAAACTATCTTTACCCTCGCCTGTATCTGGGTCTCTAAATTTAGATAGCATAGGAAAAATATAATCAGCTAAAGCCTTATAACAAACTGATCTTCTCCATTGGCTAGGTGTAAGTTTACTATTTACTAATTCTAGGGAAGTAACTTTTGTTATATCTTTATATCTAACTGTGTGTCTGTATCTTTCCCACCATTCCTCTCTTACTTGCCTAATAACATCATCTTCTGCGTGTTGTAATTGTGTATCAAAACTAGCAATACCAAAACCAGCTATGTCAGGCTGATATTCCTGAACATGCGATAATGCTACACTAAAAGTAGATGTAGCCATTATTTAGACTTCTTTTTCTTAGGTGCTTTCTTTTTTGCTGGTTTCTCTTGATAAAGTTCCCAGCCTCTTTGAGTCCAAATTTTTAAATTGTTCTCATAATCAATTTTTTTTCTTTCAATAATAGCACCAGATTTATTTGTTAATTTTACAGTTTCTATAGTCATAATTTTTTATATCAAATAAGGGGCGGATATACCACCCCTTAATATTAAGTTTACTAAGCCGCAATAGTATCTGCTGTTAGTTTCACTCCATAACTATCATGAAGTTCTCCAACACCAAAAACTGCTGTAGCCACAATTTCGTCTGCTCTTAATGAAGCATCTCTTTGACTCTCAATCTTAAGGTCTTGCATCATAGCCATACCAATAGCATCTTGAGAGAATACTCCACCAACTGAGTCGTCAGAACCATCAACTGCAATGTTTGAAGTTTCAAAAATTTGAATACCAGCAACATTACCTACAAAACCACTTCTCATAGCTTCGTTTGATAAGTCTGTATCTCTACCAACAAATGTATTTGTTAAAGACTTTTTAACATTAAAGATTTGTTTAGGGTGGAACACACCATAGTATGGGCCAGGTGCTTTGTTTGTTTTAAGTTCAGCCGCACATTCAAATAAATCTTGTACTGTTAATTCTGAACCAGCACCGGGGCCTTTCTCAGTTGAAAACCCTGAGAATAGAGCCGCAAGATCAGTATCAATTTTTGTTGCAATCGCTTCGCCAAATAATTTACCGATATCTGCCGCAACATTTCTTGGTGCTGAGTTTCTTGCTAAAT